GTTTCCCAGTCACGATCAGGGTGGGTAAGTGGGTACCTACGAAGTCTACTTCTGCTGGGACTTCGGGTTTGTAGTTGTGGGTTGTGGGTACACGCAGTACCCGTGCTGCATCCGCCGTGACTGCGGGGTCAGCGAGAAAGCTGTTATCTGCACATAGTTGCTTGAGCTTGAGTGCTACTGGCAACCAGTCATCGGTAGGTACTGCTTCTGACAGCACCCAGTATACGTGGATACCTCGACCTGAATTAACCATCAAAGGGCGTGGTAGTTTGAACTGTTTACAAAACGCTTTTAGTTGAGAAATCGCTTCTGTCTGCGATACAAAATCTTTCGATGGGCCACAATCTAGATCTAGAAAAAATGATTTTAGATGCTGAACGTTGTCTACCTTACGCGAATTAGCTTCTTTAAAACTAGCCAACGCAAAATATACATCGTAACCCTTCGTATCAAAGTCTTGCGCTGCATCAATTAAATCATCTACTGATTCAAAGAACTGTTGACTCCTTCTATCCGCAGACGTGTTAGATGCAAAAACACAATACGACCCACTCTCTGGTAGCGCCTCCTTTAAAAATATTGCTGTTTCCATAAGATAGATCCGAAAGACACCACGGCAGGGGCATGGTTACGCCCTCTTCGACTAGTCTAGCCGTGGGTACTGTTGAATGAATGGGCTTTTTCTTGTTGAAGCCCAAATTAATTAGGACTAGTCGTCCCAAGCATCAACAAGGTCACTCAGATCTTCTTTCTCTTTTGGGGCAGCAGTTTTCACCTTAGCTGCTTTCTTCTTCGGCTCTTCAACGGGTAACTCAATGACGTTATCTACCTCCGAACTACTTTCGGTTTCGACCTCAAAGAACGGGCTTTCATCCTCGCCCAAGGTATCGTCGGCGCTAAACCCATCGACTGAATCAAACGGCGATGCCACCTGTTGGGGTATGTACTTGGTTACCTGTACCGCTCGTAGACGTAAAGACACACCCGCACTTGCCATGCTGTAAGGCACGAGTACAACTGCTAGGTTGACAGTGCTTCCAGTAGTTAGCTGAAAGTCTTCCGGTAGCTCTTTGTTTTTTGCGTCGTACTGTTTTGGTTTGCTGGTGGCATCTTTACCGTAGGCACCTTTAAGTTTTGCCTTACCGATATACATACCTTCATCATCTTTAGCGAACGGTACGGGGAACTTTTCGGGCCACTTCGACTCGCGCTTCTCTTTGTAAGCCGAAGCCATAGCTGACATCAACGCCTTAGCTTGTCCTTCGTCCATCTTAAAAGACATTTCGTATGCAGCTCCGTCGTCCAGTGCATCACAAGGAACGCTACGGTTCTCACTGCTGTCAAACTTGTATGTCTTATTGATACGTGGGTAAAGTGCCTCTACACCTGCTATCTTATAGTTCATGTATGTTTCTCCAAACATTTAGTCATTAAAAATAAAACCGTCTTCCTCTGAAAATGGCGATGCACCCGCGTCCTCCACTGGCACTACGTTCAAAGTAATTGCTTTCGTAGTATCTGGGTGTTTCATCATTCTCTGTACGGCTTCGTACTCCTGCTCTTCTAATGGACGCATAGGTCTGAAGAAGAGTTTTGGTATGTCGCTACTAGGATCAAAAAAGACCTTAGTTATTACAGCGACTATCGGGGTGTTTTGTGCCTCCAAGTATCTAGCATAGGCTTGTAATGGCATGTTCACCCCAATCGCGTCCCCAAATATAGAAGCCGAAGATAGTTGTAGTTGATAAACTGTTTCCAGATCATCTTCCGTAACTACGGCTAACCGTTGCACAAACTTACATGCACGGCTTTGCCCTCGCCCTGACCCCTTTATATTGTTGACACAATCTAAGCAACGCCCCGCTTGTCTTTGTTCTGCTGGAACATCGGTAGCAGGTGTATCTGTATCTGAAGACCAACAAGTAGGTAAAGCAACCTTGTTAGGGTCATAAGCATCCGCGTAAAAAATACGGGACATATAGGCTATACCAACTACGATGACATTTACAGAATCTTCTGCTATTTCTGGCAGACCCTCGAACCGGCGGTTGCGTACACTAATTCTTTTCACTGTTTCACCCATCAATAGTCTTCGTCAGTTTCTAGTTGTGGGACGGGTTCTTCATCACCGCTTACATCACTCCATGTAGCGGGGTCGCTTCCTTCACTTTGTGACGCAGTTAACGCCTCAGTGATGGCAGCTAGGTTGAACCTATAGGTCGAACCAATATGTATATAAGTGCTTTTAGGGATAATCCCTGCTTTTAGCCAGCCACGTACGGTGGCTTGGTTTACCCTGAAATGTTCTGCAACATCTGCGATAGGGACAAAGGGGCTACTCATTTTTTGTTTCTCCTGACAGAGATAGTGTATGTTGAATCCGAGTTCAGACCTTTCGGTAGTTTGTCGGGGTTTTCTTCTAAATATTCGCGCACGTTCTTTTGGTTAAGTCGTTTGTCAAAGAACTCTGGCACCTCGTTTTCAAGGATGAACGCGTACATGGACTCCCAGTCGCTTGTCCAATAACTCTGTTTGACCGACCGATAAAACAAACCTTCTGATGTTCTAACACTGTCCACGTTATGTTCTTTGCAGTGTTCAAGCAGTGCTTGCTTAATCCGATCACGCTCATCTGTCAAAGCACCGTATTCTTCATCGAACGCTTTCTTCAATTCAGTGCGCTTGGCAGTTATCTTCAGATAAACTTTAGTTAGCTTCTCCAAGGATAGGGTACTACCTTCACTCATTTCGATCTCCTTCACTTATCGAACTGTCGAATATAGTGTACTTAGATTTATTACGCAAGGATTTCGTTGTAAAGATCGATAATTTTTGTATGTATATTGATTTTGTTATCAAGCATTCGATATACGTGTTTTTCTATGGCAGACCCTTGCAGTTGGACTACGGTACACTTGTGGTCTTGCCCCGATCTGTGCACCCGTGCGTTGGCTTGGGCGTACGTTTCTAGTGAACTGGTTGGCCCCCACCATACCACCGTATTCGCCGCTGTCAGGGTCACACCATGCGCCGCTGCTTGGGGTTGGATAACCAAAACTTTGGGGTCTTCCGCAGTTTGAAACCGTTTAAATATTTCCGTGCGTTTGGGTGCAGACACATCGCCCCTGATTATTTCTGCGGTGATACCGTCACTAGCCAGCTTCTCCACTAACATGTCAATAACGTGCTTGAAAGGCACGAAGATCAACACCTTCTTGCTGGACTCGTCGATGACCTCACGTAGAACCTTGTACCGATGTTTGATGTCGAACTCTAGTGACTCACCCTTGTCGGTGTAGACAGCACCGCAAGATATTTGCAGTAACTTGTTCATGTTAACCGCTGCATTGGCGGCAGTGACCTGCTCCCCTGCGGCATCCATAACCATACGATCCTTCAACATTTTGTAATACTTAATCTGTTGGCGGGTCATCTCTACTTCACGTTTGGTGTATACCATCGGAGGTAGGTCTAAACACTCATCTTTAGTGAACCGGATGGCGGGTTGCAAAACCCTGTACACCGTATCGGTTGCGTCATCCTTGGGTACCCAACGAAAATTAGTTATCTTATTCATCACACGATCACGGAAAGAACCGAAGAACCTAGGCACCGCTGACGGATTAACAAGTTTGGCTATACCGTACGCATCAAGTGGGCTTTGGGCTGCGGGAGTACCCGTCATCATCCATAACCATTTGTCTGGGGTTACCAGTTTATTCAACGTCTTCCAACGTTTTGTTTGTGCGTTCTTGTAGTGAGTGGCTTCATCAACGATGATTAAATCAAACCCACCGTCGGCTATGGCGTCGGACACAATCTCCACGCCGTCATAATTTATTATCACGAAGTCTGCACCGTTGTTTACGATGTCTTTACGTTTTGCTGCTGGGCCATAAGCTACGTCCACAGTCCGGTGCATGGCGAAGGTGAATAAGTCCGCTTTCCATGCTGAATCCATGATAGACAGAGGGCATATCACAAGGGCACGGTTAACGTAACCTTCTTTCATCAGGTAATCCGCTGCCCATATAGCACTGGCAGTTTTACCGGTGCCTTGCTCATTGAAACAAAACGCACGCTTGTTCAGTGTAAGAAAAGATGCGGTAGTCTTTTGGTGTTCAAAAGGGGTGTACTTACCCGTCCATTGATACTTACCTTCGATGGGCGATGGCACTTTTATGTTTAAGTTTTTGAGTACCTGCGCCTCTTCTACACCCCACTTAACCACTACTTTGTTGTCTTGTAGTTGTTTACTTTTGGGTATAACTGTCGTCACTTTATGCGGATTACGCAGTCGCAAAAGCAACGCTTTGTTGTCTATAATTTCCATGTATCCTCCTGAAGCCCCGCTTCGTCCACAGATGGGGCTAGGTCTGCTATGAAGGGTAATTGCACCCTTGAACTGGCCTGATTTTTGTACTTGGCAACTGGAGGGTGCTTCGTACGTGGTTTAAAGACGCATCAGGTTCAGCGTCTGGTAGGCTTCTTCTGCCTCGAAACTGGTCTTTTCTTGAGGTTACGGCTACGGTTCTTGCTAGAACTCTCTACCTTCACACCGTCTTTGTTGCTACCACCTCTCGCCAATGGCTTGTTATGGCTAACGTCCTTGCCTTCTCGCTTGTCCGCTTTGCCGTTCTTGTTCGCATCTTTACCTGTCTTATCCATTGCACGTCGGGCACGTTGCCGTTCCATCCGACGTTTGAACTCTGGGCTATCGACTGGTTTGTTGACTTGTTTCTTTCTGTCTGACTTATTTCTGTAAGGCATTTAACTTCTCCCATTGTGCGGACATTCAAGCACCACGCAGTGTGCTCGGCATAACCCGCTGGGGTTAGCGTTCCACGTATCATTCTCAAAGGCTAACTCCATAGCGGTGTAGTCGCCTAACCATTTACCCCACAACTCCCCTTGGCCCGCCAGAGTGTAGGTGTCTTTTATTAACTCGTTTGACACAACAAACATCAGCCCACCCCGTACCTCTTTGATGTTGGGGAAATGTTTGAATGCTGCTAGTGCCATCAGCTCAAGCTGCCCTTTGTCAGCGTAGCGAGCGTTCTTACCTGTCTTATAGTCTACAACCCAAGCTAACTCACTCTCTTCATCAAGGATTACCAAGTCTGCAATACCGCGAAACCACACGTTATCTGCAAAGAAGTCGCAGGGTTCCAAGTTTTCGGTAAGCCCCATCTTGTATTCACATAACTTCTTACCACGTTTAGCGTTAAGTGCATCCAGTCCGGCCTTGGCGTAGTCGAACTGTGGCGGTAGCGGTACGTTATCCCGTACGTATTCTTCGGCTGCTTCATGAAACGCAGTACCGTAATACATCGCATCGGTCTCAGGCTCTGAGTAATCCTTCGCAACTTTCAAGTGGTAAAACTTTTTTGGGCATTGCTCAAACGCCTTTATCTTACTGAACGACCAAGGGGTAATGCTCATCTAATGTTCTTCTTCCTTTGATAGACACTGATCTACTTCTATCAGTGCTTCGATGAGTACCGGTAGTTCTTCTTGACTAAACGTGACTGTATCGAAGATTGGTGGGTCTTGAACCATGTCTATCTGACTTACCACTACAAAGACTTCGTTATCTATCTTGGAGACTGTTACTGAACTCAAGATGATGTCGGACTCTTCGTTTCGTGGTAAGTCGTTTTTGTATAACGTACGAGGTTGCTTGCGTAACCTAAGTCGTCTCTTACCCTCTTCAAAATCAACAACTTGACTCATTCACAATCTCCGTAGGACTTGGCAACACCGGATTCACAATTGATCGGCATACCATTAGCCCAATAAGGTGTCCAACGCATACACTCTTCAATGTATCGCTGGGCTTCTGCAACTTCGTCCTCGGGGACACAACACACAACGGAGTCATGAACCGTCAAAACAACACGGTATTTCTTAGCAATTTTTAACATCTGCTCACCGATTATGCAACGCGCCACCGCTTGACATACGTTCTCTATTACCTTCCCACCATAGATCCGGTTTCGGCCTCGACGTACCTTGTAGGTATACTCCATACCTTTCTCGCCTTGCTCACCTTTTATATCGTGATAGTACATCAACAAGCCAGACGGTAATTTGATTGCGTTCTGTTCAGGCAACACTTCCAACACATCACCAATACCCAACTGGGTTTTATTGTTCATGGTCATGTTTTCTATGGTGTAGGAGGCGTCTTTCCACAACCTAGTTATGTGAAAATTTGTTTCTCTGTAGATGTTTATGACGCGGCGAGCTTCGTCTAGCTCTATGTCAAACCCAAACGATTGCAATTGGTCTTTGAAACGCACGGCTCCCATACCGTAACCAGCACCCAGAATGGTAGTCTTACCGACGAACCGCTGGTCTTTGGTCACATCTTCTTCTCGGTTGACGCCATATATCGACATCGCCATCTTCTTATACACGTCATCACCGACATGGAACGCTTGGGTTAGGTCATCCTGCCCTGCTAACCACGATAATACGCGTGCTTCAATCTGACTTGAGTCACAGTCAATCAGCATGTACCCATCAGGAGCAACCATACTTTTCTTGAGTTTTTTACCGTTTGGCCCACGGCTAGGCAGATTCTGAAGGTTGATCTTGTCAGCGCCACCCCAACGTCCGGTGTGTGCTGCATAATACTTAACAGGAACGGGTAGTAACCCACGCTTGGCTATGTCAATAAACCGTTGGGTTCGTGTTTCTTCTAACGTGCTTTTGTTGCCAAGTCTGGCGTTGACAAGTGTCTGTATCCGCACGTCTTCGTGCTCTAACAATACCTTGAACGCTTCATCCGTTTTGGCGAACGCGTATGTTTCTTTACCTGTGGTAGGACTTATCTTGGTTGGCGCAATAACGCCTAGCCCCCCAAGTAATTCGGCAAACTTGGGGTTGCTCATCAAATCTTTCTTGTCAACTCCAGCGTCTGTTAACAACTTATCTTTAAGGTCTTTGGTATCTTCAAGGTGCTGCTCTAGTAACCCAAGGTCTAGATCCAGCAAAGGTTCGATAAACATACGTAGAGTTAGATCGATAATTTTTAGTTCTTGTCTGGGAAACTTCTTACCCATAACACCAAACAACTTGTAGGTAAGTTCTACGTCGTTGATGCAGTAGTCACCGTAGCGGCTCAACTCTGCCTCATCAAAATCCAACCGCCGTTTACCTATGGCGCTTAAAACTTCGGTGCCTTTATCTCCAAGGTTGTATCGTTCGGCCATCGCCTTGAGACTTCCCCCAGCTTCCACCCCGTGAAGAGCACGACCAATGCACAAAGTGTCAGCCCACACCCGAGGATGAATATCAAATATCCAAGACAATATAGCACCATCAAACATGGTGTTATGAGCCAGTACCATAGAGTTTCCCCAATCAAACTCCGTAAAGTATTCGCTAAGTTGTTCATGTGTTCCACTCGCCCATTCAGTAGGCCCGTTGTTCACTTTTATAGCTACGCCAATCACCTCAAACTGAGGATCACGTACGTAGGCTTCCGTTGTCATCTTACTCAATGAAAACTTCTTATCGTAGTACGTCTCAAAGTCTACCGTTATGAGATCCATAATCTATCCAGTAACAAGTTAATAAATGCGGCCTTGCATCCGCTCGGTGTCAGTTATACGTCCTGTTTAGGCGGGCTTTAAC